CTTGAGCTATACCGGGGTCTGTAGCAGAAGAGGCGATATTAGCGGCGGCTGTTTGTGAGCCTATTGTCGGTGCGGCGGCTGGAGCAAATATACCCTTTGTCGCGGGACCAGCGGCTGTTGGGACATACCCTTGAGCCATGCTGCCGCCAGCGTAACCCATAGCACCTGCCAGAAGAGCATCTTCAGCACTACCCCCGCCAAGAAGGGTTCCAATACCAGACCCAAAACCAGCGCCCATAGGCCCACCAAAGTACATGCCAATACCTGCCCCAATAAGTGGCGCGGCTTTCTTCAGTGTCTTGCCTAAGTTCTTAAATATGCTCATTACGCTACCTTTACCGTACCACTGTCATTATACAGTGCTCCTGTCTCAAGTCCAGTGGCGCTTGTAGGCAGGTCAGTTAGTGTTATTTTAGTGCCACGCAACTGACCGGGGTTGCGTTCCTGTTCAATAAATATTTCCAGTGCCCTAACAAGATCCTGCATATACGAAGCAGTGTAATCTTGCGGCGGTTCTGGTAGTCTTGGTGGTGCAATTTCGTTGCTAGCCATTAGCGTCTACCATCCGGTCTTATGTCTACTCGTGGGCTACCCAGCTTCCACTTAGATCCAAGGGCCGTGCTTTCAACTCTAAAGGCAAAGGACCTGCCACGGATTCTAGCGTGTACTTGGTTTGTGTATTCTTCTACAGGTGTAACCTGCGTCCTAGTTGCGGTGCCAGACCCTGTGTTGTTAAAGTCTTCTCCCGGGAAGTTACGCGCCTTTATAGTAAATGTGGCCTGCGGTGTACTCAGAGCCGTAGATCCGGCAAATGTCAGATCCGGCACGATCCTACGGATATACAAGAAATGATCCCCGTCCTGTATGTCCATAGCTGCTGACTCAATATATGAAGTCATTGCAGAGCCGTCGTCATCGTGACCAAACTCGTGATTGTATAGATACCCACCTTCTGTAGCTAAAGGGAAGTTCCGAGTTCCACGGTCCAACCACGCATTTCTTGAGAGCGTACCGTAATACCATATCTTATCTAGATAATTGTATACCACATAACGATCATTGTCTGTAGCACCTGAAGATGAATAAAACCAAACCGCCTCACCAAACTCAGAGTTTACACCAGCATATACTTTGTCTAGCTGCTCAATATTTATGTCCTGAAACACATGATCCTTGACAGTGCAGGGTAGCTGAGTTGTCTGACCAGCGTAGACATAGAAGTTATCGATGCCCATCCAGAACACAAAATCTTCGGTTGCTGCAACCGCATTGGGACCAGCGATAGTGATGTTGTTGGCTAGCTGCTGTAAACCAAAGGTAAACGGCGGACCGATAAATCTGAGTGAGTTAAGAGCCGTGTCTGTCCACACCAAGATCTCACGTTTTGTTTCGATGGCTTTTACAAAGGTAGACCCAGAGCCAAGACGTAAATCTCCAGCGGTGTTAGTCGCGGCTGGATACCAAGTGGTGGGATTTTCCTGACTTGAAAAGCGAATCAATAAAGGATCTTGTACTCCGTCACCTTGAACTGCGGTTGGATCGCTATTGATAGCATCACAACCAAAAGCAAGGACGTGACGGTCACGGTCAGATACCATGACCTGCTTGCATTTTGTAGGAACAGATGTCTTTGTGCCAGTTATCGTAGATAACTCTTTTGCTCGTGCACCTGTGCCAAGACTTCTCTCCCAGTAAAAGATATTAGAGTCTCTTGGATTGATGAGCAGATCTTCGCCAAAATTATCATGTGACCACAGTCTAATCTGCGTAGTTGTAGTCAAACCACCAGATGCTGCCTGTCCCCACCCGAAGTAGTCATTATTTGCGTCGGCGTTACCTTTTATGAGGGTGACCAGTGTCCCATCAGCATGAGTTCTTGCTACAACAAAAGAACCAGTCCCCGCTAAATTTGTAGATGCACCTGATCCGGCGTGACCTCGCACAACGGTAAGATCGTTAGTAGCCACGTTTGTCACAAAAACAAATTCAAGTTGTGGAGCAGCAGCGGTTGGATCACCAAGAAGCAGTATATCGTTTGCTACTATCCCCGTGGCACTGGCGACTGTTAGTGTTGTGTCTGTTGAACTAAAGGTGCCACCTTCGTTGATTGTGGTTTGAAGTGGACTTGATGTTAATCCACCATACAATCCCGCACCCCAACCAGTACCACCAACCGTCGTGTCTAATCCTACATTTATTTGATAATTTGCTATCGTAGGAAAACTACGACCAGTGACGGTAAGTGTTAAATTGTTTGCACTGGTCGAGCCACCAATATTTGCTCCAGCTAAAGTTATAGTGTCATTGACAGCGTATCCTGTGCCAATTGCGGTTATTGCATCTACCGCATAAACACCTGAACCATTGACTGATACTGTAAATGCTGCACCAGAGCCGCTGCCACTGGTGCTTGCTTGTGTGACACCGCTAAATGAAACAGTGGTTAGATCAGTTATAGTAAGAACCAAATCGTTAGCTGGAGTTCCACCACCAATTGAGGCGGTGTTACCGCTAGAATTTGTGCCAGTGCTGTTGTTGCCAGCTATGGTTATTGTATCATTGATTGCATATCCCGATCCGATAGCAGTGATTGCGTCTACCGTATAACCGCCCTGACCATCAGTTGTTATAGTAAATTTAGCCCCTGACCCACTACCGCTTGTGCTTGTTTGAACGACATCTGTGAAAGTGCCTGTACCTATAGATGTTCCTGAAAGCTGTGTGACAGTCAAAACTATATCATTGGCTGGAGTCGTACCACCCACGCTGGTTCCAGCAATAGTGATTGTATCGTCTACAGCATAGCTTGAACCTACGGCTGATACGCTTATACTGTAACCACCCTCTCCGTTCGTTGTTACACTAAACTGTGCGCTTGAACCACTGCCACTGGTACTTGTTTGAGCTACGCTATTGTGCGTTGTGCTGCCGACAGAAGAGCCAGCAAGGTGCGTTATAGTGAGCGTTAGGTCATGCGTTCCTTTTGTACCGCCAAGGTTTTGACCTTCTATCACTATTTCTTCACCGACAACGTAACCAGATCCAATGGCAGTCACAGTCACGGTATAGTTCCCAGAGCCAGCGACTACGGTAAATGTTGCGCCTGCCCCAGATCCGCTCGTGGTTGTTTGAACAACACCTGTGGTTGTTGCACTACCTGTAGAGGCACCAGAAATAGTGACATTACCAACACCATTACTACTTGGAGATGAAAACGTAAGAGCGCCAACACCTGTGCCAGCCGCACCAACGGTAACTGTTTTTATACTTGTTCCACTAACACCTGTACCGGAAAGACTGACCGCTCCAACACCACCGCCACCCACTCCGCTATCACCAGAGGTGGCAGTTTTAGATGTGCCAGCAGAGGTAACAGTTGTAACCCCACCGTTTGTTGCAGTGGCAACTGTTATTGTTAGGTTGTTAGCTGAAGTGGCTCCGCCAAGACTCGCTCCATTTATAGTTATCGTGTCATTAGGTGCATATCCAGTTCCAGCCGATGTAATTGAAGAAACTGTATAACCACCGTTTCCGTCCGTGGTTACGGTAAACTCAGCACCGCTGCCTGTTCCACTAGTGGCATTTTGAGTAACTTGAGTAAATGTTTTAACGAAATCATTAATAAATATTTCATAACTTGCAGCGTTTACAACTCTAGTCACTTGATGTTCTGCGTTCAATAATGCAGCCGTTATATTCCCGCCTAAACCTTCGGCATTGGTAAAAGTAACAAAGTCGTTTTCGTTGGCACCATGATTATTCTGATTTACAGTTACTGTTCCGCTGCCGTTGGTGGCAGAGAACGTCACGTCACCTTGCGTTGTTGTGCTGCGTATTGGAGTGACATCGTTGAACGACTCACCTTCTTCAACATAATATTTAAGATGTGTACCCACACCCAGAAAATCTGAACCATCAAGAGCAATCCAGTTATGCAGTGCCCTCGCTGACCCCAAATAGGTGCTAGATGCGTACTTAACCCAGCCACCAATTTTTTCAGGATACCCCAAACGAAAACGCACCTTATCACCGTCACGCCATCCACCCTCATTTGAGTATGAGGTAAGGTCGTTATTGATGCCCGGTCTGAATTGTAGTTTGGATAATGGCACGACGATTTCCTTTAGGCTTGAGGTCCTGTGATTGTACCACTGTTTGTTAGTGTAACAAAGCTACTGCCTCTAATTGATTTGCCAGCAGCGCCGCCAGCAGAACCATTTGAAACACTGCCGTTAGAGCCAGAAGAACCAGCATTTCCAAAAGCCCCGCCCGAACCACCAGTACCAGCATTAGTGCCGCCAGCACTCCCGCCGCCAGCACTTTGATTATACCCAGACCCCGAACCACCAGCACCACCACTTGTGGAGCCGGTGCTTTGACCTTTGCGGTAGCACTGAATTTTACAAGTCTCCCCTCCTTGTGTTT